GGTATAATGATAATCGGTGTCAAGCGAATATATCGGAATAAATACCCTTGCTTGTTGCAAGCGAATCCGCTTATTTTGAAGTTCGCGGTCGGGGCACTTATTCTGGCGGCAGCATCGGAGACGTAATGGGCCATGCAAAGTTAACCGGGCGGGTAACGCTCGGACAAGGGCGGATTCGGGAAGAGGAAGTCGACGTGCCGGTGACTTTGATGCAGCGGGGTAGACCCGCAAGAGAAGTGGTCGCGAGGATGCCGCAAAGCGCGGCGGATCGCATGGAAGAAGGAGGCGAGGCATGACTGCGACGAAGTTTAACGTCGGTGACCGGGTGGTGCTGACCCAGGATAATCAGGGATTCGGTAAAGAGGGAGATTATGCCACCGTAACCCTGCCTGACGGAGGGGACAATGATTTCATGGCCCAGTTCGATACTGGCTCCTCAAAAGAAGGTAGCTGGTACATCGCGTACAATGGGGCTCGCCTGATCTCCGGCAGCCCGGTTCGCGAAGTCACCCGTAAGGAGATCGTCGAGTGCGTGTGCGGTCCGCTGCACGTTGTGCCGCACGAATCTGGCTGTGTCCTTGTTGGGTTTGTTCACCCTGTGGACCAGCAATTTACATCGCTCACCCCCGACGAACTGCGCGCCGCGGCCGCCACGTTTATCGAGCTTGCCGACGCCTTGGTGGCACCATGATCACCCCGGCAAACTACCCACACAGCACCACATACCTGCGCAGCCACATGGCGCGCGTCAGCCGCGGCTTCGTGGTCCTTGGGCTGGCCATCGTGGCGTGGCTCGTCTTCATCGCCGTGTCGGCCGGCGCCTACAACTTCATCGTTTCACTTTCCTGAAGGATTGACGCATGGCAATTGACTGGAGCGAACTGAAATCTGCGGAGGACACGGATCCGCCCATCGTCACACTCTATGCCGGGGCAAAGGCCGGCAAGACCACACTGGGCAGCGAGTTCCCAGAACCCTACTATTGCCGCACGGGTGATGGTGAGCGGGCGCCGAAGGGCGTGGTGATGCCGTCGTTCGGAGTTTCCGAGTCATACCAGGACGTCATCGACCAGATCGACTGGATGCTCAACGCAGAGCACGATCGCCAGACCTTCCTGCTCGACGCTCTTGACGGCCTCGAGCTCCACATCCGCGCCGAGGCTTGCCGCCGCAATGGCTGGGCAAACATTGAAGAACCCGGCTTCGGGAAGGGCTACGCAGCCGAACAGACCATCTGGCACGAGTTTATGAAGCTCTGCCTCCGCATGAAGCGCGCCGGCTACTATGTGGTCCTTCTGGCCCACGTGAAGGCCAAGACCGTGCCTGGCGTCACCTCGGATTCGTATCCCCGGTACATGCCCAACCTTCGCGACGACGCAATCGGCACCATCGTCGACGCCTCTGACCTGATCGGCTTCCTGCACAAGCGGGTGTCGATCAAGAAGGAAGACGCCGGCTTCAAGAAGACAAACAACCGCGGCGAGGGTGGCGACGAAATTCTGATCGCGGTCCAGGAGCGGCCCGGTTTTATTTCGGGCAACCGTTACGACATTCCGAAGGCCACGCTGCCCTTCAAGAAGGGGCATGGCTTCGCGGTCCTGTCGCAGTACTTCCCTGATTTCACCGGCACGCCGGCCAACGACGACGAGCCAGACGTGCAGGCCGAAGACGAAGCCGCCTAAAACCCCAAACTCGAGGAGACGACAATGGGTAAATTTGGAATTGGAGCGCGCGTGATCGACGATGGCGGCGATGCCGCTGAGATCGTCAACAAGCGCAAGGGCGAGCGCCTGCTTCGCTACGACGACAAGGACTACGGTTTGATGTGGTGGGCCAAGGACGGGCTGACCATCGTGACTGCCGTGGCCAACGACAACGCTTCTATTTCACCCGAAATAAGCGTAAAGGCATATTCGACCGATGCGGCCGGGAATAATTGGGTGCCGAAGGTCGGCGATCGGGTGCGCTACTGTGGCGGCAGCGGCCTTGGTGCGGAGGCCGGCGCGCTGGCAACCGTGTCGCACAACTACGATGGGCGCTTTCTACAGATCAAGTGGGACCGTGACGGTCTCGATCACATGCAGGGGGATGGGGGATACTACGTCGGCCAGTTCGAGCCCATCGTCGCCACCCCAACGACCTGGGCGCCATCGGTCGGCAAGTTCGGCAAGACGCGGGATGGTCGCAAGGTCGGGCCATATGCTCCAGCTTTTGGCGGTATCTGGCGCGTTGGGAGCGACCACGACACCGCTGTTTTTGAAGACGGCCGGCGCAACCGAAGCCACGAAACCCCACACGACCTCGTTGCCGAGTGGGTCGAGCCGGTTGCAGAGCCGGTTGATGTTGCTCCGGCAACTGCAACACCCAACCAACCCGAACGCAAGTTCAAGGTCGGCGACGTCGTCAACTACATCGAAGGCAAGAGCCAGAACATCTGGCAGGGCGTGACCATCACCAAGGACACGGGCGACAGCTACTACGCCACGTGCCCCGATGCCGGAGACGGCGCCTTCCGCGAAGTTTGGCTCGAGCTCGCCACCACGCCGGCCAAGTTCAAGGTCGGGGATCGGGTGGTCGCTGTGCAGGGGACTTGCCTGCTGAACGTAGGTCAGCAGTACGAAATCCTCCGCTACGAAGCTGAGGGGCGGCCGGTTGTCGCTGTGTACGGCGAGGTTCGTCGGTTCGAAATGTCCTACGACGACGACTGGTTCGCCCCCACCCCGCCCATCGGCTCCCAGGTCACCATCACCGCCACCGGACGGCTCTCCGCCATCAATGAGAACGGCCACTACCAGGTGACATTCCCCGGCCTGCCGTCCGGCCAGAACAGCTTCGCATTGCCTGCCGCCCACATGGCAGCGGCGAACTGAAGACGACTAAGGAGGGCCTTCCGAAAAAGAGGTCAGAGGCAAAGGCGCAGGGCTCGCTTCACTACTTTACGGGCAAGCCCTGCAAGCATGGGCACGTCGAGATCAGGCTTACATCTAGTGGGCAATGCATCGAGTGCGCGCGCATTTCCGGGAAGAAATCAGGCGCCAAACGACGGGACAAAATCAACGCCTACGCGGCGGTCTATCGCGAGGAGCACAAGGAGAAAATCGCCGCCGTTAGCAAGAGGTGGCGGGAAGAGAACCCAGAAAGATCGCGTCTAAAAACACTTGAGTGGAGAACGAAATTTCCGGAGCGCGTCAAGGCATACCGGGAGCAGAACAAGGAACTTGGCGCGGTCTACGCAAGAAATCGAAGAGCAAGGAAATTGGAGAACGGGGGGTCCCACACCCTAGAGGAAATCGAACAACTACTAGTTCTCCAAGATCACAGATGTGCCGAGTGCGGCGTCTCCGTCAAGGACAGGTCAATTCGGCACGTAGACCACATAATGCCTCTCTCAAAAGGAGGGAGAAACGACATAACCAACCTTCAAATACTTTGCGCCACCTGCAATCTCGAAAAATGGGCAAGTGATCCATTTGATTTTGCACGACGCAAGGGTCGCCTACTTTAACCACAGAGGAACTACGCATGGCAAAATTTGGTTTTGACTACAAGGTCGACGCAGAAAACACCGAGAACCAGGGCGGCGGTGACTTCGAAGTCATGCCGGAAATGTACGCCCGGCTCGAGGTGTCGGCCGCCGAACTGAAGCCCACCAAGGACGAGAAGGGCACGCAGGCTGTTCTGGTCATCGACATCGTCGAGCCGGAAGAGTTCAAGGGGCGCAAGATGTGGGCCTACTGGACCATCCAGCACGCCGACGGCCAGGACAACAAGCAGTTCGCCAAGTTCGGCAAGCCGATGTTCGACCGCCTGTGCCGCGCAGTGGACGTGCCGGAGCCGGAAGATACCGACGATCTGTTGTTCAAGACGTTCGTCGCCAAGGTCGGCATCAGCAAGGGCGGCGATAAGCCCGGCGGCGGCAAGTACTCCGACAAGAACGAGATTAAGACGTTCTTCTACGACGACGAGCCGGACAAGATGCCAGAGGTCGGCATCATCGGTGGCGGGGCTGCCAACGACAACCGCGCTAGTGCGAACGACAATGCCTCGTCGGCGCGGTCGACCCAGAGTGGTGGCTCCACAGCCACCAAGCCAGCCGCTGCGGCTGGCAACCGCCCGTGGAAGAAGTAATGGGCTGGCCGCAGGTCACCATCATCGCCGTCTACGCGCTCAGCCTTGGCATCTGCCTGGCAATGCACGGCAAGCCGCGCACGGGCAACTACAACGTCGGGCACGCCGTGATCGGTTCGGCCTTGGTGCTCGTGCCGCTCTATTTCGGCGGCTTCTTTTCCTAACCACGCGGGTGGCCTTCGGGCCTCCCGTCTACCCGCCACCCATGCTGAGGAGCAATCATGGCCGTCAAATCGCCGCCTACCCCAGACGCTACCAACCTTTCCATTCAAGTCGAGCGCGGTCATCTGCTTAAGGCGCTGACCGCTGTCACGCGCACCGTCGAAGCGCGTAATACATATCCGATCCTCGCAAACGTCCTGCTGACCGCTACCACGGACAGCCTGGCCATTCGCGGCACGGACCTGGACATTGAAATCACCACGTCATGCCCGGCGACATGCACGCCCGGCGCGATCACCGTGCCGGCCAAGACGCTGCTCGAGATTGTCCGAAAGTTCCCCGACGGCGCCGAAGTGTCGATGGTGCTTCAGGGCGAGACCCTGATCGTCAAGGCCGGCCGCAGCCGCTTCCAGCTTGGCACGATAGCGGCCGACAGCTTTCCGGACATTGCGACGGCGACTTACGGCGAGTCCTTCTCCATTGACCTCGCCGCGCTGTTCAAGCCGGTGTCGTTCGCCGCCTCGCAGGACAGCAACAAGTTCTATCTCAACGGCGTCTTCATGCACGCCTCACGCGGCCAGTTGAATGCCGTCTGCACCGATGGGCACCGGCTGGCTAAGGTCAGCATCGACTACGCCGGCCCGGATTTTGCGGTCATCATCCCGACCAAGACCGTCAACCTTATCCCACCGGGCGAGGTTTCGCTGTCGATCGCCGACAATAAGATCCGCGTCGAGCAGGACAACGTCGTCCTGGTGTCCAAGCTGATCGAGGCGACTTATCCAGACTACTCTCGCGTCATCCCGAAGCAAAACGAGCGCATCGTTCTGGCTGAGCGGTCCGCCCTCATTGCTGCGATTGATCGCCTGTCCGTCGTCGCCAATGAGCGGACCGGGCGCGGCATCAAGCTGACCGCCAGCGAGAGCAACCTGGCCTTCGAAGTCAACAATCCGGACTTCGGGGCGTCAATCGAGGACATGCCGGCCGACTTCGACGGCGACGCCTACGAGATCGGCTTCAATTCCGGCTACCTGCTCGACCTGCTTGGCCCGGTGACCGGCGCCAATGTTCGGCTGGCCTTCGGCGAAGGCATGGGTCCGGTGCTCATCACCGGGGACAATGACAACTGGCTCGGCGTCTGCATGCCGATGAGGGTGGCGTGATGGGTCATTATCAGGAACTTGAAGGCCAACTCGACGAAGTCCTTTCGCTGGTCCACGAGGCCATCCTGCAGTTGAAGCGCGGTGACACCGCCGACGCACTGACCACGCTGGAGCGTACCGCGTTTCCAAAGTGGCACAGCGAAAGCGCAAGCTTCTTCGAACTCACGGCCCACAACGACAACAAGGAGGCGGCGCTTGGCGCCGTCGCCTGACCCGGTGGTTGCAATTCCCAAGCCGACCTCCGCCACGGTGGAGGCAATTTATCGCGCCTATGAGGCTGCCAATGAGAATTGGGACTCGTGGGGCCTGTCCGTCGGCGAGCTCGGCAACGAGTGCGATAGAATGCTGTGGTACGGCCTGCACTGGGCATCCCCTGCCGAAACGGTCGACGGTCGCAAGGTAAGCATTTTTCGAACTGGTGACCGCTGGGAAGAAGTTCTGGTCGCCGATCTGGAGGCCGTGGGCGTCAACGTCTATGGCCAGCAAGACCGCATTCGCCTGGTGGCAAACCATGTCCGCGGCAAGTGCGATGGCAAGGCTATTGGCGTGCTCGAGGCGCCGAAAACCCCACATTTACTTGAGTTCAAGTCCGGCAATGACGCCAACTTCAACGCCATCAAAAAGAAGGGCGTTAAGGAATCCAAGCCGGCCCATTACGCACAGTGCCAGCTTGGCATGCATGCCTTCGCGCTGACCCGTTGCCTGTACCTAATCGTTAACAAAAATACGGACGAGCGCCACGCCGAGCGCATCAATTACGATTTCGACTATTGCGTCCGACTCCTGGCGCGTGCCGAGCGCATCATTCGCTCTGACAGTCCGCCTCCGCGGATCACGGACAAGCCGGACGCATTCGTGTGCAAGTTCTGTCGCCACAAGGAATTGTGCCACCAGCCAGAAGAGACATGGGCGCGGGTCAATTGCCGCACCTGCATCTTCTCCGAGCCAACGATGGATGGCGATGCGGTCTGGACCTGTGCGCGGTTCAACAAGCCGCTGGGGATCGACGAGCAGCGCGCCGGCTGCAGCGCGCACTTGTGGAATCCCGGCCTCGTGCCAGGCGAGCAAACGGACTCGTCGGAGGAGGAAGAGTGGATCCAGTACAAGCTGGCTTCCGGTGAAATGTTCGTCGACGGGAAAAGTGAGAAGCGTGATGCTGCAGCTTAGAGACTACCAGCGCGACGCGCTCGACGCATTGTATGAGTACTGGAGCGAAGGTGGCGGCAATGGCCTAATTGTCCTGCCAACCGGCGCAGGCAAGGCCCTTGTCATCGCCAAGCTGATAGAGGAACTGCTGGCTGACTTCCCCGACATGCGCATTGCGAACGTCACGCACTCGGCAACGCTGGTCGGGCAGAACTATAAGGAGTTCATTGGGTTAAGCCCGTTTGCTCCATCAGGACTCTATTCTGCCAGCCTTGGACGGAGAGACGCGGGCGCGCAGGTGCTGTTCTGTGGCATCCAGTCCGTGGCCGGAAAGACCGCCGAACTTGGCCCGATCGACTTGGTCATCGTCGATGAAGCCCACGCCATCAGCCGGGATTCAAATACCCAATACGGGAAGTTCTTTGCCGGCGTGAAGTATCTCAACCCCGACTCCCGCGTGTGTGGCACGACGGCCACCGATTACCGTATGGATTCCGGCTCGCTCACACAGGGCGATGACCGGCTGTTTGACGACGTCGTTTACGAGATCGGCATCGGCGCTTTGATGGAGCAAGGGTATTTGACCCGGCTCACCAGCCAAAAGACTACGGCAAAAATCGACCTGAAGGGCGTCGGCACGCGCGGCGGCGAATATATCCCCGGCCAGTTGGCAGAGGCGGCAGAGCAAATCATCGAAGAGGCTGTGGCTGAAGATGTTGCCATGTCGCACGATAGGAAGGCCGCGCTGTTCTTTTGCTCTGGCCAGGACAATTCGGACCACGTTGCGGACGCTGTGCGGCGCCATGGCCGGACATGCGAGTCATTGACCAGCCGCACACCCAAGGCTGAGGCAACCCGCATTATCGAGGATTTCCGCGCCGGCAGGCTGTGGGGTCTGGCTTCGGCTAACATGATCACGACAGGCGCGAATTTTCCGCACGTCGACTTTATCTCATTGATCCGTAGTACACGGTCGGCTGGTTTGCTTGTGCAGATGCTCGGGCGCGGGACGCGAAACTCCCCCGGAAAGACTGAATGCCTTGTGGCTGACCACGGAAAGAATCTGGCATTTTTCGGACCAATCGACACGATAAAGCCAAAGGATCCTACTGTTGGCGGAGGTGAGCAGCCCAAAAAGCTTTGCCCGCAGGACAGGCAGGACACCGAAGGAAAGACCGGGTGCGGTGAGTTGCTGCCAATCTCGATTATGACTTGCCCGTGCTGTGGCTGGGTGTTTCCGCCCAATGAGGAAGAGAAAATCACGGCCAAGGCGGACTCGACTCCAGTGCTGTCGACTGAGAAGCCGTGGCTTCCCGTGACTGGCCGCCGGTATGCGTTCCACCCGGCAAAGGTGGATGGCAACCCGCCGACCGTAAAGGCCACATATGACGTCGACGGCCGCAAGGTCAACGAGTGGATCTGCGTTCAACACCTGGAGCATCCAGTCGAGAAGAGCCGCGCATTCCCCAAGGCGAAGGCTGACAAGTACTGGGCTCAGCATGGCGGGAAGCGGCCATTTCCTGCAACTGTCGACGAGTTTCTCGATCGTGCTGGCGAGCTCTTGGCCACGACAGAGGTGCAGTTGGATTTTGCCAAGTCCAGCAAATACCCAGAGGTCAGGGCATTCCGCGTCGGCGAAGGTTCATATGAAACTGATGCACCCAAGCCGGCCACCGGCAACCTGGCTGTTGCGCTATCCGGCCGCGGCAATCTTGCCGGACTTGCCGCAGACCGCGATGCCGAGCGAGCCGAAGCCGCGAAAGCCAAGGAACGCCTGCGCAAGCTGGCACTGGAGTTCGACGAAGATGATATCCCCTACTGACCTAAAACAAGCGAAAAGGCATAATAATGCTTGCGGTGTGAAGGAATAAATGCGCATATAGGTGCAATGGAATCGCAGAGCCGAGGAGAAGGCAGATGGCGAATTTGACGGTAGAAAAGCGGGAAGAGCTCGAGCGGCAAGCGGACTGGGTGCGGGCATCGCTTGCCTGCAAGTCATGGCATTGGGATGCCGACGAGCGCGAAGAGGCAGAGAACGAATACGCAGAGACCATGGCGGCGCTGGCGTCGGTGGAGGTGGTGTCGTGAGCACGCTGGAAAACTTGATCGCGGCGCGGGCGTTGATCGACACGCCGGAGAAGATGTTTTGCTTTTCGGACAACGCCTTGGCTTTCCAGCACGCGATGGATGTTGCAGTCGATCCATTTGATGAGGTTGGTTACGTCGGTGCGATAGCTGCATTGCGATCTGCAAAGAGTACGGGGCCAGGACTTCTGAGCTTTATTCGTTCGGCCACCCACTCCGACATCATGGCCTTGTTCGACCGCGCCATTGCCGCCTGCACTACCGATCGGGTGCAATCATGATCGCCAACGCAACGCCCATGCATCGCCCTGACTACAAAGCGAAAAAGCACCCCCGTCCGGTCAAGTGGCGGCCCGCCGTGGTGCGGCAGGCGTGCGAGCTCGCTGTGGCCCGTGCGTTGGGGGTGGTGCTGTGACGGAACTTATCACCAAGGCGGCAATGGATGTCGCGGTGTCAATTGAGCACGACATTCCTGCCCGTGTCACAGGCGCCAATCGCATCTTTATTCGGGCCGTCATCGCCCGCGCCATCACTGCCGCAGTCGCGGCAGAGCGGGAAGCGTGCGCCGAATGGGCAGACGCAACGGCGGACCACTACGACGCAAAAGCCATTATCGATGCCATCGGCGACGTCGCGCCGAACCGAGCCGCAGAAAGCGCGCTTCGTGGTTTCGCCAACGCCATCCGCGCAAGGAACACCCCATGCTGAAGTGGACCATCATCAATGACGCTTGGATCCAGGTCTGGGTCGAGGTCGCCTTCGTGAATGGGCGGCTGGTTGAAGTGGCGAAAGAAAAGGGGAGGGCGGCAGCATGAGCGGCATAGAAGTTCGGGTCGACAGCAGATTGCCCCTTTTCATCGTGGCTGATGCGGACAGCTTTGGGCGCGTGTTCTCGCTTATGGACAGCGGCGATCAGGTCGAAGTCCTGCGGGCCATAGTCGCTCACATGAAGCCGTTTCAGGCGCAGTGGGACCACATCGCGATCGAGCTTGAGCTTCCCGCCAATCGCGAAATTGTCGATGTCCTTCGGAGCCTCATTCTATGACCCCCGCCGAACGCACCCTTACCCGCGAACGCGCCGGCCGCGTCTGCTACGAAACGCTCGAAGTCCGCATCGAAACCGCCCTACGCCGCGACCAGTTGGAACGCGCCTGCATCCTCGCCGATGTCTTGGCCGAAAGAAAAGCCCGCCAGCAGTTCCGCCGCGTCAGGCCGCGTGTGTATCACGACCGGCCCATCCGCATGGTGCTGACATGGCGCCCGATCATCGACGAAATCTGTGCCCGCCACGGGCTGCCCGTTTCCAAGGTGATCTCGGATTATCGGGACGAGCGCCCGGTCGCCGCCAGGCAGGAGCTCTGGTGGACGCTAAACCAGCGCGGCGCATCGCTGCAGGAAATCGGCCGGCGCGTCGGTGGGTTTCACCACACCACGGTTATGTATGGCGTGCGGCAGTGGGAGAAGAAGCTTGCGAACGAGAACCGGGAGGCCGTGAAATGCGCAGCGTAGGTGATGCAGGGTGACTGTTTGGAATTGTTGCCTGGCGTGGCGTCTGGGTCGGTGAATTGCGTGGTGGCAGATATTCCATACGGGGAAGTTTCGCAAAAGAGCAGCGGCCTGCGCCTGCTCGATAGAGGCACCGCCGATACATGCGAGATCGACCTGCAGACCATGGTGGCCGAACTGGTTCGCGTTTGCTCCGGTTCATTCTACCTGTTTTGCGGCACTGAGCAGATCAGCGAGTTGGTGGCGCACTTCCGCAGCCACAAGCTTACCACCCGCGTAGGTGCTTGGGAGAAGACAAACCCCAGCCCTATGAACGGGACGCGCTTGTGGATCAGCGGTTTGGAGTTTTGCGTGTTTGCTCGAAAGGCGAATGCCACGTTCAATGAACATTGCCAGAAGGCGTTGTGGCGAGCTCCGTCAGGTCGGGCCAAGATCCACCCGACACAGAAGCCGACCGCACTGATGGAGCGCCTGATTTTGGCTTCAACCAATCCCGGCGACACCGTGCTCGACAACACGATGGGCAGTGGCACTACTGGCGTAGCAGCCATTCAAACCGGACGCAGCTTCATCGGCATGGAAATGGACCCCGGCTACTTCACCATCGCCGCCGATCGCATTACCGCCGCACAGAAGCTGCCCGCAGTTGCCCCGCAACAGCCCGCAGCCACCCCCGTGCCCGCCAACGACAACACCCCGCCTGACCTATTCTCCCTGGAGGCATCCAATGTCTAACGTGATCAATTTTCCCATTCCCCAAAATATGCCTTTTCGCTTAAAACCAACAGTCGATATGGAGCCAGTATGCGCGGTGGCGCGTACCGTCTACCGCCGGCCGCAGGAAAGCGACGTCGAGTTCGTGACGCGCATCGTGCGGGCCTACAAGCAGGAGGGCGGCAAGTGAGGCACCCATGCAGGCCCCGGCCCAACCAGCACGCCCCCGCGCCCGACGTACAACGACGATAGCCAGCCGCGCGGCATTCGCAGATGCCTTCGCCAAAGCCACGGCCCGCCCTTGGGACCAACTCGACATCGCAGGCAAAACCGCAGCCATCAACGCGCTCAAGAACGACATGTCGCGCAAGAAGATGGGCGCGGTGCTTGGCACGACATGCAACGCCATCATCGGCTTCGCAGCGCGTCAGGGCATTACGCTGCGCCAGCACGAAGTCCGCCGCACCAAGTACCTGCCGCCCCCGAAGGCCAACCCGCGGTTCCCGGTGCAGCCGGAACTGCCGGAGGAAACCTGGGCGCCCCTATCGGCACCGGTAAACTTGTTGGACGTCACACAGGGCCAGTGCCGCTGGCCGGTCGGTCCTGACGCTGCAAGGCAGTGCTGCGGCCTGCCCACCGCCCGCAAGTCGTACTGCGCCGAGCACGCCAAGGTGGCGTTCCGCGGTTCCATGAGCGTTCCGGGGTTCCCGTCGGCGCCGCAGAAAACCAACCAGGGCCGCATTTCCCGCGGTGATGTTCGCAACCTGGTGCGGCCGGCGCATGCCAAGCTGGATGGGGTGGAGTGATGGCAATGGTTGCAGGGGTTGGCACCCACAGCCACGCCGATCGCGGCGACGACTTCTACGCCACCCCACCGGAGGCGGTTGCCTCGCTCCTGGCCATTGAGCGGAAGTGGCTGCCGTCGGGCGTGATCTGGGAGCCGGCGTGCGGTGACGGGGCGATCGTCCTGCCGTTGCGGGCGGCTGGGCACACCGTGTTTGCCAGTGACCTGGTGGACCGCGGCTGTCCGGATTCACAGGTCAGCGACTTCCTGGCTGGGCGTCCGCGTCCATACCACTCGTCGGTGATCACCAACCCGCCGTTCAAGCTGGCGCGCGAGTTCGTTGAGACCGCGCTCGAGCACGCGCCATACGTGGCCATGCTGTTGCGTCTGGCCTTCCTCGAGGGTGGGGCGCGCATGCCGTGGTTTCAGTCGGGCAGCCTGGCCCGCGTGCACGTCTCTAGCCGCCGGCTTCCCATGATGCACCGCGATGGATGGGAGGGCCCGAAGTCAACGTCGGCCGTCGCCCATGCCTGGTTCATTTTCGCCAAGCGGCACGAGGGGCGGCCCGTGGTCCAGTGGTTCGACTGGAAGGACCACGTGCCGGCCAATGACAACGCCCCCGCGCAAGCTGGTGCCGCATGACTCTCCCCTTCCGCCCCACAGCCGACAAGACCGGCTACCCAACCGCCTGCCTTTCCTGCGGACGCCATGCCCACGGCATCGGCATCGGCAACCCAAAAGGTGACCCGCAATATCTTTGCCCGGAGTGCATGGCCTTGCTGACCAAAATCAAAGACGTGACCAACTGGAATGGCTACGAGCTCGCCGCTGTCGGCCATGCGATCGACGCGGTGGGGCCGTTCATCGAAGAGCACGGACCCGACATGGGCGAGTGGGAGCAGGCAACGGTCGAGGAGTTCGTGCGTGCGCTGTGGACCGCTTGCGGTGATGGCGTGCGGCGTGCGGTTGATGAGGGGGCGCCGTTTTGACCCAGCCCCGCGCCTACTACAACGAATTTGACCCCAAGGCAGCCGCCTGGCTGCGCGAACTTATCAACCAGGGCCACATAGCGCCGGGAGACGTGGATGACCGTTCAATTGTCGATGTTCGACCAGCCGACCTTCTGGGATACACCCAGTGCCATTTCTTCGCCGGCATCGGCGTCTGGAGCCACGCTCTCCGACGTGCAGTGTGGCCCGACGATCGCCCCATCTTTACCGGATCCTGCCCATGCCAGCCTTTCAGCGCGGCAGGCAAAGGAGATGGGTTTGATGACGAGCGGCACCTATGGCCTCACTTCTATTGGCTCATCAGCCAGTGCCGGCCTGCAGTCGTCGCTGGAGAGCAGGTTGCGAGCAAAGACGCAGATCCTTGGATCGACCTTGTACAATCTGACCTGGAAGCCTTGGGTTACGCCTTCGGGGCAACGCCGTTCCCGTCTGCGGGCGTCGGTGCGCCGCACATCCGCGACCGACTCTACTGGGTGGCCGACGCCAGTAGCTCGGGATCACTTTCCAGCACACACGCCGGAGTACATCGCGGCGAAGAAGGAGCAGGGCCATGGGATGGCCAACTTGAACGATCGAGTCCAACTGGCCGGCTGGCGAACCCCAACAAAGGGAAACGGCGATCGTGGCGGGATGGACCCGAGCAGACGAGTGGGTCACACGCTAAACTTGCAGGACGAGATACTTCTTTCGGGCTGGCCGACGACACGCCAAGCGGACGGGGAAAAGAACGTCCGGACGCTGGATGGGGCGTTGAGGGAGATCGAACGGAAGGGCAGCCCGCAGGACTTGGCGATGACCGCCGCAATAGCAGGCCCGGCCCGACTAACGGCCTCTGGGGAGATGTTGATTGGCTCCACTGCCGAGATGGAAAGTGGCGGCCAGTTGAACCCGGCACATTCCCGCTGGCTCATGGGGCTCCCGCCCGAGTGGGACGACTGCGCGGTTACGGCAATGCAATCAATGCCGAAGCCGCCACGGTCTTCATCGAAGCGTACCTCGAAAGCCGCAGCCAATGACAACGAACCCGAAGTGAAGGCAGCATGACACCCCTAGACAAAGCCCTAGCCTACGCTGCCGCCGGCTGGCCGGTGTTCCCGTGTCGGCACCAGGATGAGTTCGACCCTGAGACCGGCGAGGTGCTTGGCAGCGTCAAGACGCCACTCACCCCAAACGGGCTGAAGGACGCGACCATTGCAGGTCGTATCATCGAGCGCCGCTGGGAAAAGCACCCCGACGCCCTGATCGGCGGCCCGACTGGTGAGGTCATGAATGCTTTCGTGCTCGACATCGACGTCAAGCCAGGCATTGGGTCGGGCTTCGATTGGCTTGACGAGATGGAGGCAGAATACGGCAGGCTGCCAGAGACTGCCCGCGTCGCCACGGTAAACGGCGGGCGGCATTATTACTTCACATACCGGAAGGGCATCAAGAACCGCGGCAACCTCGGCCCTCTGACGGACATCCGTGGCGAAGGCGGCTATGTGATCCTGCCTGGCAGCGTGCTGGCGGACGGCCGCAAGTATGAGTGGCACGAGTGGGACCAGCCTGGCATTCCGCCAATCGTCGAGGCGCCTGACTGGCTCATCGATCTGCTGCTGCAGCCGGCCCGAGAGTCCAAGCCGACAGAGTACGCGCCGCGCCAGTACGGCGACACGAACACAGCCTATGTCACGGCCGCGATCGACCACGAGTTGGCCGAGCTCGCATCTGTTCCGCTTGGGGCAGGGCGGAACAATGCGTTGAATGACGCCTCGTTTGCCATCGGCCAGTTTGTTGGCGCAGGGGCCATCAGCCGCGGCGAGGCGGAATCTGCTCTTGAGGGCATCTTCGGCCAGTGGGACAACGTGCCTAAGTCGCGCGGCACCATGAAGTCCGGCCTGGATGCGGGCACGCGTGAGCCGCGGCAGATCCCCGCACCAACACAGCAGGACAACACCCGGCTTATCGACGTCAGCCGCATGATCGAGAACGGACTGCGCAAGGCGGCTGCGGCGCGTGGGGATACGCACGGCGAGCCGGAGGCGCCCGCGGCAGCACCCGAAGAAAAGCCGCCCGAGACAGCCAAGCCGACCGCGCCAGCCCCGAAGAAGAACGAGCCGTTCCAGGCCCACCCTTTTACGTGGATCGACCCCAAGACTCTGCCCCGCCGCAGTTTCGCATTCGGCGTGCACTACATCCGCAAGTACGTCTCGGTGACGGTTGCGCCCGGCGGGCTGGGCAAGACTGCAAATAGCATTGTTGATGCTCTCGCCATGACGTCCAAACGTCCCTTGGCCGGAACGGCGCCGCGCGAGCGACTGAGAGTGTGGCTTTTCAACGCCGAAGACCCTCGCGACGAGCTCGAGCGACGCATCATGGCGGCGTGCCTGCACTACAGGCTCAAGCCCGAGGACATCAATGGCCACCTGTTCCTGGACACGGGGCGCGAGCAGGAGATGGTTATTGCCCGGGACGACAAGCAGGGCGTCAAGATCAACGAGCCGATCGTCGAGGCCGTGGTGGCTCAAATCCTGATGAACCAAATCGACGTGATGATCGTCGACCCATTCGTCTCCACCCATGGCGTCAATGAGAACGACAACGGCGCCATCGACAAGGTGGCCAAGCTCTGGGCGCAGATCGCCGACCGGACCAACTGCTCGATCGACATCGTCCACCATCTGCGGAAGCAGCAGGACGGGCGGGAGGCGACCGTAGAGGACGCTCGAGGAGCTGTATCCCTCATCGGTGCGGCTCGCTCGGTGCGGGTGCTCAACCGCATGTCAGAGGACCAGGCTGTCGCCGGCGGGCTGAACCCTATGGACCGTTTCGGCTACTTCTCGATCACTTATGGCAAGTCAAACCTCACGCCGCTGTCTCACAAAGCGGATTGGCGCCATCTGGTGGGGCAAGCACTGGGGAACGGTGGCACGCGCAACCTGGGCTGGCTGGTCGAGGACTTCGCGCCAGTGGTGACCGAGTGGAAGTGGCCAGGGTCGGAGGACATTGTTGGATCGCTCACACCAGAGCAGGCGCTGCACATTCGCACCTTGCTAGACAACGGCGACTACAAACCGGCTGCCAATGCCAAGAACTGGGCAGGCAATGCCGTAGCGTATGCGCTGGGCATCGACACAGACGACAAGAGCGCCAGGCATCGTGCCACAGGCGTGCTGAGGGCGCTGCTCAAGGAAGGCGAACTGGTGGAGGTGCGAGAGCGGGATCCGATCTCACGAAAGGACTCGGCGTTCATCCGGTCGTCGGAATACGTGCCAAGAGGGTAGGGCGGAATATGAGGGTGGCTTCGGCCACCCTCTTTTTTTATTCCTAAAGGCATAAATGATGTTGACGTAGGGAATAAAAGCGCTTAAATATATGGGTATTGAAATGGCGATAAGCGCAACGGAGAATAAAAAGTGACCAAGTCAAAGCGCATAGCCTCCGGGCTGTATGAAGTCTTGGCAGGAGAGCGAATTTTCCACGTTGAAGACGAGTACCAAGCTCGCGGCGATGATAGCGGATATCGCAATCAGTGGAATTTGTTTGAACTCATCGAGCGAGGCAACGGCGAGGAGCGCGAGTACTGGCAGACCTTCTCCAGCAAGCGATCCGCCATCCAGGCTCTACAAGAAAACATTGGGGCCTGATCATCCACCCCGCCCTCTCCCAAACTTGACCCGCTCCGAACGCCGGCAGCGGGTTTTTTCTCGCCCAAAAACGCTAAGGTGGTTACTTTTTGTGCCTGCGAAAGTAAGTGCGCAAGTGGCGCGAAAGTGGCGCGAAAGTATTCTCTCTCCACAAGTGCGCAAGTGCGCAATCCACTATAGGGGTTGCGCATACTTGTGCGCGCGAAAGTGAAGTGTTTAGGACTTTCGCGTTAGGTCAGGTTAGCTGACCTATTTTTAGGTGCCATTTCCTGGAATATTCCTTTACGCTTATTTCTTGACAGTCGGCACCGAATCCAGCGAATATCCGGTTATAAATTCAACCGGAGCCGACCATGACCCTAGTGCCCTACCTGCAGTACGCAATCCCCGGCTCGGCTGATCGCTACGGCCCGACCATGAAGCTGCCGATCCAGATGACCAAGGACGAGCGCCGGCTGGTCGAGGACGCTGAGCGGCTGGCCAAGACGCAGATGAAGCGGGCGGCGTGATGGAAGCAGAGGCCCACACCATCCTGCAAGGCACCATTCTGACCCCGACCACGCTGGCCGTACTTTCCAGCATCGTGGGTGTCGGCCCGGCAGTCGCCGACCACTTGGTGCCAGCCGCGATCGAAGAACTTCACGCGGCGCGGCTGGTGGGTGTTTCGGGCTTTGGCGAGATCACGCCGACTGAGGCTGGTGTGCGGGCTACGGCGCCGCGGTTTATGAAGGATGTGACGGTATGAGCGAGAACGCAGAACTGACGCCAACCGTGGAGGAGGCGCAAGCCATCCGCGCGCTGAAGCGACTAGCCAAGCGGTGGCCATCGAGCCTCTGGTTATTCAGCGCTAGCGGGTCGCTCCAAGTGATGCGAGCCGACAGCGATGGCGGACACGTTCATACGGCGGACGGAGGCATTGACCCAGAGTACATCCTAGAAAGCGTCGATGGTATCTCGAACGATGGCGGAGACTGGTGATGACCCGTCAACGCCTCGCCAAGACCACGACCCGCCTCAGCAACGGCACGTCGGTGACCCGCACCACCATTAAGCCCCGTGCGGTCCAGGAATGGGAAATTCAAGCGGAGGCGGTTCGCCGCCTTCGTGCCATGCCGGAGTTTGATCGCCAGTTCACGCTGGCCGGGGATATGGCTGCCGCAAAGCGCAGCCGGCAGGGTTCGGTCATTGCCAAGGCAACCGGCCTTGTGCCTGGGGATCCTGACCTTCGAATTTACCTGACCGGCGGCCGGCTGTGCATGATCGAGTTCAAGGCCGGCAAGGGCCGTGAAAGTACCGAGCAGGTGGACCGGATCGCGCTGCTCGACACGCTGGGCTTCACGGTCGAGGTTGTGAAGGCGGAGACGGCAGACGAAGGCGCGACACGGACGGTTGAGCTCGTGCGGAAATGGCTGGACCAGAAAATCCAGATGGTGCACGTCGGCGGCATTGTGCGCGGTAGCGGCAAGCCGTGGTTGCTTGGGGAGGTGCCAAGTTCATATCCAGCACCCCCACAGATCAACAGCGAGGCGGGCAGGGCGGCTGTTTCGGCCCCATGGGCTACCGTCGCAGCGAATGACAACAACCGCGCCCAGGTGGCCGCGCTAGGGAGGATTGCGAAGTGAGCAAACTAGCAGAGCAACTGACGGCCTTTCTGTCGCACGTATCAACCAAGGATCATAAGCCAGAGCCAGTGACATCGAGTTTTTCGATGACGCCAGCTAATGACAACGGCGTCGTGGCCAAGTCCGAACAGTTGACGACCGAGAAGCTACTCAAGATCACACCATCGATCGAGGAAATCGGAAGGGCAATGGCTGGTGATTGGCTTTGGGCGGATCCGGAGTTCCACCCCACGCTCACGAACGAGGACAAAACGCCTCTTCAATTGGCCAGCACAGGCCCGCTAAAATCAATCGGCAAGCTGAAGTTCAGTGATGGCGAAAGCCGAGAAAAGGCATACATGCGCGGACCCGACGGCGACACAATCCAATATGATCGGCGCATGCCACGCGGGGCGATGCTTGGAACGACGGAAAGCCTGGTCGAACCATCTGGGGCGAACGGCACACTCAAGATCGGCAACAGCACGTTTTCGCAACGCTTCAGTGTGCCAAACCACCCTTACATCCCAAGTAAGACCCGGCGCAAGGGTCGCTCATACAGCAGCGATGAATCCCGCGCCTTAATCGCCGAGGCTATGGCCAACACACCAGTGTTGCCACCAGTTACCGTTTACCAGAAGGGTCTGGCCGCAGGGACTGCGCAGTACTCTGACCAGTTCATCGGAATGAAAATCGGATCCACGGGTAAGGGTGGCGCGCCTGGTTGGGTTGACATCTTCGTGGCGGGCGAAGAGCACGATGCCGAGCGCAAGGCGCATGACGAAATGACCATGAAGGATAAGGCTGTGTTCGCAGCCGCAATGGTGGCGCAGACATTTGAGGATGTTGGGGTGGCTGCTGGCCAGTCACCGCTCTATGCGAAGTATAGAGGCGGCGGGAAGCGGGCACTAAGGGCTGCAAACGACAATTATTCAGCCAACCTGCAAAAGTTCGGTTCCTGATGTTTAAATTCCGCGAAGTTGCTGGACATATATGTGAGGGGGAGAAATCCCCCACACAGTTCCGCTACGGCGGACCCATCGTCATGCTGCACTTCGTTGCAGCCGCTGAACTTTGGGTAACTACGAAGATGCTGGCGGTGCGGTGACGCATTCGTCTTGGCCGAGAAAGCGATGCGTGAGGCGTTGCTCGGCGCCCGCCTGTGTGGACCTCACGTCACACGGCCATCTTCTGCTTCATTGCTGCAC